TCAGTTTTTATGTTGACAATAGTATTTCTTATTTGATCCGGTGTTGGTTGCTGAGATGCAGGTAATTGATATATCGATGATATGTCACTTGCAAAAGTATTTACAAAGTGCTCTAATAAAAATGATGGTGAAAAGTTGACATCAAATAATTTTGTAATGTCGAAGACATTCGTGTTTTCATAACCATAATTATTAGTAAGCCAATCATAGTAAGATTGTAAAAAATTTATCATCTGGGATGGATTTCCATCCCCATCAGAATTTTTTGTCATCCAATAAGGAACCTGTGCTTCTACTTGTATTGGATTTATATTTTCATTTCTGCGTGAAAGATACGAATTTCCCAGTGCACTTAGTACAGAGAAGGCTTTGCTATCGTTGGTTATTCCTGTTCCGAAAAATGGTATCATTTGTTATTAGAATGGGTTTATGTTTAAGTTTAGATTCGATTCAGATAGAGACACAACAAATTCATCCTTTGCATAAAAATTATCATCTCTTGCTCTTACTTGAACATCAAATAAATTAGTATACAATCCAAAATTGGGATAAAGTGTGATTATCCCCTCTTCATAATTTACTTCACCTACAGCGGCATTTGACAATTGTGCTCCAGTTTCAAGGTTATAACGAAATAATTTTTTGGTGTCATAATCATCTTTTACAAGCGCGTCACTCAATCGTATCTCAATATTTAATTCTGGATTGGTAGCGATTTTATTCTTGAAGTTCAGAATTTTATATTGATTTGTATCTGTTTTTGTTTGTAATATAGCATAAACAAATATACTATTATCATTTACTAAAGTTCCGGGGGAAGCTTGTCTTATTATGTCTTTTATATCTTCTTCTATCAGATCGGTATTGTATTTTTTCGTTTCGTATTTTTCCAATAAAGCATTTGTTATTGCTGTTCTTCTTGCACTGATTACACTGGAAGAAGCAGATAGAACCGCATTTATTATAACTTTTGCTGACACATCGACAGGTGGAACATATTCGGGTAATACGCTAACTACGGATTGTGATTTTAATGCTCCCATGACTTCATTTATTTGATTTATTTCAGTAAAATTATTCACATCATTGTCATCGGGATTCAAATCTAAAATACTAACAAAAACTCTTCCGTGATATGGTGGAGATGCCTCTTCACCACCAAATACCTTGAAGTAAAAATCTGGCTGGTCATCATTACCATAACCCAATTCGTTCAACGCAGCATAATAATCATTTTTGGTTACTAATCTTTTTTGTCTTGCAAATGTTTTCGGTGCAAAAAATCTGATTGATTCTATATTTGGAGTGCTTTGACCACCTCTAGTTGGAAATAGAATTGGTGTTTCAGTAGTTGCTGTTCCTATTCCAACATTTGTTGCATCAGAAACAAAAGTAATATTTCCTATGTTGTTTCCCAAAGAACCGGATGACACAAGATAAGAAACCGTGACTAAATCATCTTCTTGAATCTGTTCCCCTATTGTAGAGAAGCTTTCCTCGGTTTCGGATTGCTTTCCGAACATTACCATATATCCATTTGTTTTTCTTTCCAAGAAAAACACTTTAGTATTTGGTCCAACAACTACATCATTGTTAGTTTCATAATTTTCCCATGGTTCTGTGATCCCATTACGAGTGACTTCTACAACTATTGTTCTTGGATCAATTTCTTTTCCGATCAATAAAAATTCTTGTTTATCCAGATCAACTGAAACCTGTTGCTTATATACAACATATTTTGCTTCGTATATGGGAAAATAATCAGTTTCTCTATTTGTAACTAATCCAGTAACTATTGATTTTACAGGAACATTTTTTATATTATAAAAGTAATATACAGAACCATTTATGTCATAACCTTTAAATTTGGAAAAAGAACTTAAGTAATCTATTTTTGGTGCCAAATTTTTCATGGTTATATTAGTGGAAGCAGACTTTGTATTAATAAGCAAATAACCCAAAGGTTTTGTCAGGGATACTAAAGAGCTCTCTAACTGAGCGGTATCCAAAAACATTTCGTTGGCAATCATATTGGAATAGAATCCATAATAAAAAGTATTATAAGCTAATAACTCAACAAGAGTGTTTATCGCAGACCCTGTAAAATCGTAGTCTTTGAATGTTTCTGTTGTTTTTAAATAATTAATTAGACTTGTTTTTATTTCGTCTAATTTTAGATCTGAAATTTGAATATTATTAGCCATTAGTTATCCCCGACCAGTACGATTGTCAATTGTTGTTGATTGCTTATTGTGCTTGATTCCGGTCCCTTAAGTGTATACTTAATATTTATTGATATTTCATTGTTACTAGAATTGATTATTTCAACATCGTTTGTCTGGACTCTAGCCCTCGGTTCGGTCACATTTATTATAGAGGATATCTTTGATTTGATCTCGCCTAAAGTTACCGGGTCATCCAATTCAAATAATTTATCATACATTCCGTAACCAAACCTTGGACTAAATGGTCTTTCGCCCAAAGTAGTTAAAATTATATTTTTTATTGATTGCGACACGGCAGCGGCTCCGGTTTTTATTTTTACATCACCGGTAACTTCATTTTTTTTCATGTTTATGTCTATATCTTTATATAATTTTCTATAATCTGTATTGTTTATCATAGTGGAATTCCGTTATGAGTTTGTATTTGAATTGCTATCCCGTACTAATATTAGATTCATTACATGGCTTGATGTTCCCATCAAATGCTCAATTTCCATTACTAACCACTTTCCATTATATCTTTTCTTTATTTCACCCACGGTTCCGTCTATTTCTATAATTTGTCCACTCTTAATTGCCAAATCACCAGGAACGGTTATTTTTAATTTATTCGACATCAAAAGAACCATTTGTGCATTTCTGTATAATGGAGTCTCTAATGGAGTGCTCCAGAATGTAGATTGGGTTCTATTGTATTTCATATAGTCATAGAACCTAGTTCCTATACATGGACAACTACAATTATAAGGACTTGTTGGGTCTTCCCATACACACCCCAACCATTCCTCTCCCAACACTCTCTTTATTAAGGTGCATTCCTTGGTCTTTTCTTTCAATTCTGCTAATTCTAAAGATGAAGGTTCTGGACCGAAATCTGCAGTTAATGCCGGAATCATTTGACCAGTAAATCTATCTTTAACTTTTACTATTTTATCTGGTCTGAGTTCTTGACATGGGCAATTGCATAAAGGATCGCTGGTTGGACAATTTGTATTATCAATAAATCCATCTGGATTTGAGCATGGATAATCTTTGCAACCACCGGATGTTTGTTTAGAGAATACCACAAACTGTGCCGAGAAATTATTATCAAATATTGTGTTTTGATACCAATCTATGACTTTATCACTCACCCAATTATAGTATTTTTGAATGTCTTCTACATTACCACCTATGTTTCCAACCAAACTAATTATAGATGGCATAGAATCTGAACTTAATTGTACCATTCCATATTCTGTCAATCTTGAACTGTCGTGCTTCCAGACTTGTCCAACAGTGAAACCAGCTCCCCCATAGATCATAGTTCCGACAGGATAAGAAACAACTGGATATTGTTTTGTGGGATTAATATTTCTGATATCGACTATTTCGGAGAAATAATAATTGACATTTGATGGATCCTTTATAGTAGGATCACCTTCTAGACTATTATTCTGGGTAGGAGAAAGCTTTTGAATAAACTCTCCCGTACTCAAAGAATTTTGAGATACATCATTTGGAGTTATGGCAGCATTTCCTGGATATGCACCCGCTGCTATGTTTTCCGTGTCTGGCATAGCAAAGAATGGCCATCCCACTTCAAATACTGCCGGATCATTTTGATAAGGATCTACTGTCTTTGGTTGTGATATTAATGATCCTTCTTCATAGAAAGGGACCCTTCCTCTGTCTGTATCATTAACATTTATTCTATTATAAAAAGTGCTCATTGCAATAGGCGGTAAAGAAACCCAAAGATCCCACCAAGTTTTAACTGGTACACTTCTCTGTAAAGAAGATGCAGCAAATATATCCTGTATTCCCATTGGGGTAAAAATATCACCGAGAGAATTATTTGATTTATAGAAAATTAAATTCTGTGCATGTCTTAACCAAGAAGTAGCAGTACTGAATACATTACAAGAATTTGTTTGATATACTGGATCTGCACCATAATCATGCAAATTCATTTTTGCAAAATCATCTCTATTTTTTGTTTTCTTAACCGCTACATCAAAACCATAAGGATCTTGTCCTATAACAGAAACATTTGCTTTTGCTGATTCTGTACCAAATGGACCCGCTGTTAATAACACAATATACGGCATAAAATATTCAGAGCCGGGTGTATTAATAAAACCTTCTGGAAAATCTTTAAGAGACTCTAAACCTATTGGAGATTTAAATTCTACTCTGACGTAACTTTCCATTTCTTCAAGATTCAAAGATGGTGCCTTTAGCTCAGATAAATCATCAACAAATAATGATGATGATTTTTTATAATCTATGTAATCATCATTATCAAATCCAGGTGTCAATTCATCCGCCGCCCAAGGATGTAGCAATTTAGGTTCACTATCAACTGGTGTTATATCGGTAATTTCCACACCTCTACACATCTTATCTTCATTGCATTTATCTTTTAATTTAGCCAATATATGGTATCTAATTTCTACCGGAAATGTTAATACATTTGAGTTAAAATCATTTGAAAAACTTTCTGCATACATTTCTAATTCTACATTATATGAAGATGATGTAGTTTGATTGTATTCACATGTAGAACTTTGTGAGTCTTGTGTCCCTGCAACTCCACCCTGATCATTATCACCGTTTACAAAATTATTATTACCTTGGTCACATCCCAAAACTTGTGGAGCTAGATCTGTTGGAAAACATCCACCAAATCCAGGTCCATCTCCTATTACAAATTCACATGCGGAAGAAATATTATCAAAAAACCTGACTGTATCCCCTTCGCAACATTCTTCTGCTATATTACTAAAAGCATATGCACCACAATCTGGAGTTCCATCTGAGGTTATCGTTACACATGCTCCATAATTTCTGTTCACACAATCTTCATACCAAGGAACCGTATTTATTTGATCGCATTCACCAAAGTAATAATCAACGCCCTCTTCCCCTAATGTACTGCAAGGCGGGGTTCCTCCAAATGCTCCCGGTGAAGGATTGCACGATTGCGTAAGTGGACCACTGCATGTACATACACAAACAGGAACAAGCCCATTGCAGCAATCACTAACAGGAGAATTTAAACAATAATCAGTTTGATATAAAAGAGTATATTTTATTTTCCAGTTTCTATACCATATCGGTCCTTTACCGATATCATTATTTTCGGTGTATGGAAATTTTGAAAGTGGATTTTCGAACGAATCCCATTTATCTGCTTTTACAGTATTTTTATATTTTCTGTCATAATACGGATTAGCTGTTTCTCCTTCACCACACAATTCTTTTGGAACTGTATATTCATATGTTGAAGTCAAGCCATTGTCTAATGTATATCCAGAAAATGCTTTTCTGGTAGCAAATTTTTCATATTTACTACCTTTAATTCGCATTCTTTTTATACTTTTAATATTAAAAAGATTATTTCCTGATTTTAGAAAAGAGTAATCTATATCTTTTGAAAAGAAAAATGCTCTTCTATTCCAATAACTTTCATATAATAATTCAAATTCTTGTTTTAGTTGCTCTAATTTTTCTATAGTACTTTGTATAGACACGGTACTAGGAAGATCTAAAATTTCTTGTTCATGCCGTTTTAAAGATTCTTCATATGCTATTATCGAGTCTACTTTATCTTTTATTTCACTGGGACTGGTGCTAGGACATGTACATTCTTTTCCAATACAAGAAGAATCCTCACACACTGTTTTTTTCACATTCCATTTGGCTTGGTACGCAGCGTATGAAGAATTGTATTGTTCTTTTCGATTTTCTCTTGCTTGAATGTTCTTATTTAAGATGTCTAATAGTTTATTATATCTTGTAATTTCCAAGTCAAATCTATATTTTGTGAATACATCTGGTTGCTGTTCAAGATTGAAAAATTCACCCAAGCTCAGACTATATGGATATTCATTCAAATCATAACTTAATGTAATTCCACTGCGTTGGAATGGATCTGTGCTTCCCTGTACTTTAGTTGCTCCATCATAATTCAAAACATCTGTGAATGATCCAGCGGCAACAATCTCGTAGGATGATAACGCATTTGATAAGGTAGACCCCATATCATCGTCCATCAAACCAGCACAACAAATAGAACATCTATAGACTTTCCACTTTTCTTTCAGGTTCATCTTCTTAGCATATTCTTTTCTATGCTTTACCAGAGGTTCTTTTATTTCCTTCTGAATCTTTCTTAGTATCTCACCGTCCATATCGGTAATATCAAAAACTGTTTGCCAGAGCGTATCCTCTTGCCTGTTAGAGTAACTATATCCATGATATTCCCAATCGACTTTCTTTTTCTTGTTATAAAATCCAGAATTAAAATATCCATAGAATTGGTCATATTGCCTGTTTTTATTCCAATTTGGAACATATTCAGAATCATCCAGAACAGATAATTGTTCTATCTTTAGCCATTTATCATTATCTTTGATATATTCGTAATTTATTTGTTTTATTTCATGGGAATCCGATGTATCTAAGAATCTTGCGTATGGATCTTGTTCATATTTCGGTTCGACAAACAAATAATTTGAGCCAAATGCTCCGTGTTTTATAAGCTGGAAGAAATCAGTTTCTACATCACCCTCTATATTAAATTCAAATGCCAATATTCTAGTCGGGTCATCTGTATTTGTTGTAACTTTGTAAACAGCGACAGGCTCTGGATATTCCTTTATTATTGATTCCACAGACCTGAAATTCCAACCATCCAAGTCTTGCCAAAACATAAAATTAGCTGCATTTGGATTATTTTTATCTACAGAGTGTTCTGTCAACATTTGCATCAATGATGACAGAAGAGGAGGAAAAGTAGGTTTTCCCCAAGGATAAAAATTGTGATATTTTTTCAAATAAATGTAATTTGATGTTTCATCTGCTTTTATATCTACGCTTGCGGTAGAAAATGGAGTTCCATTTTTCTTGAACACTTTGTCTGAAATGTACTGGATGAGTCCATTCTTGCCTGATATAGGACCTATAAAATCTTCATCCATATAATCAAAGTAGCTATAATTTAAAATGTAATGCTCATTTGAACAAAATTCTAGCTGAACTTCTCTGGTGTGTGTATTTGGACCTATAGTACTTGCATGAATTTCTTGTGTTAATTGCGCAACCGATGTTATTGAAAACACAAGATTTTTAATTTTAGGCGAAGAAATTCCAGGAAGATATGTTTCCTCTTCCATGACCTTTATATACAATAAATCTAATGGACTTAGTTTTAAACTTTCTACGATGTTCAATCTGTCCACAAAATTTAACCTTCCCTTCAGAGAAGGGGCTTTCATATCTTCATGTATCATGATAGATTGAATTACAGGTAGTTGTGTGGATGTTATTTCTTCTTGAAAGGAACTGGAAACGAATGGATATTTTCCTTTGAACAAATAAATTTTTTCACCTTTATTTGCTCCTTTTCCGTCTCTTTGTTGAATATAAACTTCAACTAAATTAAATATCTTTTGTGCTTTAGTGTATGGTGTATTAATCATATAGAATCCTTCACGAAAAGATCAGAATATGCATTATTGAGATTTGTAAGATTACTTATAGGAATTACTTGTATATTTTTCTTAAACAACCATTCTCTTTCTTTCGCGTCTGAAAATGATCTTGGGATTATATAACCAGGTAATTCTTTCTTGATATATTTTGATAAAATAGTATCTGGATAATCAAAAATATTATCGACACCAGATGAAACTAAATTAGTGCCACTTGGATCTGAATATGGAGATATCATTATATTATTATTCTTGCTGTCTATTGAATAGAACTCAACTCCTGCATTCAGTTTTAATTCTTTTCTATAAAGGACATGTGCTGCGGTCGAATTTGGGGGATTTATTTTTCTATAGCTAAATCCAGATTTTCTTAGAATCCAATAATTATTATTTTCCTTTATCTCACCGGCTATTCTATGCACATCAAATGATCTTAAGAATGGATCAACCCCACTTACAACTCCAGCATTTTCAAAGTCGATTTCTAATGTGACACCGGCTATTTCTCTTGTTCCAACCTTTGATACTATATCTCCAATCTGCACATCTAATTTATGTGGAGAAAAAAAAGTATCTGCCGTGTAAATAGTTAATAACTGATCCTTCCAATGACTGTATGAACTTGGCCATTCCTTATAAAAATCAACTATTTTATTTTGAAGCAAAACAAACCAAAAGTAATTGTCATCATTATAAACTTTTCTTGCGACATCATCGGGAGTATTACCGTCTTCAATAAAATAGGTGTATGGCTGAGAAATAGGAAACTCAAATGATACATTTGCAGAGGGTCTATTAAAAATATTCATCATCTGTAAACTATCATCTGCAAACTGGTATTGAATTTTGTCGAAAAAAGTAAAATATTTCATTTTATATCTTTATTCCTTAAAATGGATCGAAAGACCAAGTAGGCACAAATGCGCCTTTATGATAACCCATTGGTTCTATTTCAGTTAAAGTTAAAGTAACTATAGATCTCGCAGATGTTGTTCCATCATGAGTGTGAATAAAATTACTAGGTGTATCCGATACATTTACCATAGCACATGCACCAGGATCTGGAAACCATAATGCTGTAACATCTTCTCCAGAACTGGTAAATATCGAGAATGTCCAAACATAGGGAGTTGTTAAGTAACCATGCCCAGGTCTAACCATAGAATTACCATGCATCTCTCGACAAAATCTTGAAATTGATCCTGAATCTTTACTATCAAGAGCATATAAATCAAAAATAAATCTAAATGATCGTTTCTTATTGCCATATACAGTCAAAGAAGTAAAATCTAATGGAACTCCTGCTCCACCAATACCGTGCCCTCTCATTGCTTGATCAAGGTCTGTAATCAGACCTCCAAGTAATGGTATCGCACCGGCAATTGTACTTACAAATTTTGATCCCATTCCGGTAGCTTTGCCCAGTGTGCTTGGATATCTTAATACAGATTCCTCATCGGTAACTTTCAATTCTGTATTTGTTCCAAATCCTCTTTCTGGCATTGGTAAAACCCAAGTTTTACCAGCTGCTTTTACCTCTTCTCTGGTCCAACCTCTCCATTTATTTGGTGCCTCTGTATCGGCTCCATGTAAATACACCAAAAACGGCGTTTTTGTGAATGGGGTTTTGTTTAGAGTTGGTGGTACGGTGATAGCCATAAATATTTTTATTATGCCCTATAAAACTAAGTTTTACCCAAAAAATCCATCAAAATATGTAGGTGATCCATCCAACATAATTTGTAGATCTTTATGGGAAAGGAAGTTTTGTAAATATCTGGATGAAAACAACTCGGTTTTACGCTGGGCAAGCGAAGAAGTTAGAATACCTTACATTTGCCCAATAAAAAACAAGGTTTGTATGTATTATCCGGATTTTCTTTTTGAAACCGTAAACAATTCTGTTGTGGAAACATTTCTTGTTGAAATCAAACCAAAAAAACAAACAGTTGCTCCAAAGAATAAGAAAAAGAAAAGCTATTCTGAAGAGTATGCCAGATATGCAATAAATAACTCTAAGTGGGAATCTGCTTTAGATTACTGTTCAAAAAAAGGATGGAAATTTAAAATTTTAACGGAAGACCACCTACACATCAAATGACAACACGAAATCCAAACTCAATAACTTCTATAATAGAACTCGTAAACACTATAGGGTTACAATCTGCCCATTTATATGATTGTTATATTTATGAAGCTGGTAAGGGAGAATTGATTTTGGATGCATCAAGATATGTAATAGAAGCAACTCTTCCTGGACCAAAATATCAATTTTATACAAACACTTATTGGAGAGGAAATTGGGAATACAAACAACCAGTAGGCATCAAATATGAAGATAATTTATTATTGACATTTATGGTGCCCTCCAAAGAGGGTGAGTGGGGAGGTGAATGGAATTTATTCAGTTTTTTAAATTATAATAGAACACAATTCGACTTTCCAGGAAACAAAAATGGTGACACCTATTTTAAATGGAAAGGACCGCAAAAAAATAACATATATGGTTATAATATAATAATATATCCTGTAAATTATCAAGAAGAAAGACAAAGACCATATATTTACAATAACTGCTTTATAGAGAAAATTATGCCTTTTAAATTCGCGGCAGAATCTGAACCAGCGTATCAAATTATGACAATAGCATTTACAGTAGGAGTAGAGTCCAATAGACTTTAATAAAATATGTTAACTGAAATTTTAAAAAAATCATTACCAATATTTGAAGTGACATTACCGGCATCAAATAAAAAGTATAAATTTAGACCAATGACGGTAAAAGAAGAAAAAAATTTACTTTTGGCACAAAGTGAAGGATCTGTGTCATCTATGGCAAAAGCCATGAAAAATATAATAGAAAATTGCTATCATGATATAAAAGATGCAGGCAATTTAAGTTTAATAGATGCTCAAATGGCATATTTAAACTTGAGATCAAAGTCCGTTAGCGAGGTCTTTGACTTTCAAATAATCTGTCCTGAGACTAATGAAAAAATAAATTTGAAATGCGATATATCATTATTTAAACCAAATGAAAAAATAGAAAATATATACAAAGTAAAATTTGGTAATGGAATGGTGTTATTGTTAAAATCACCGGATTTGAATTATTACATAGAAAAAGAAACCGATGATGATTTGAAAAAATTATTTGCAAACTGTTTTGTTGAATTTCAAACATCTACTGATTCAATAACAAAAAATGATACCAGCGAAGACGACATCGAAGAATTTTTCGATTCTCTTACCATGGATCAATATAATATTTTAATTGAATTTTTCAGAAAAATTCCCAAATTAGAATTAGAATTACCTTATAAGACTAAGGACGGAGTTAGCAGAAGCGTTAAGTTTAATGGAATTGACTCTTTTTTCGAATTAGCCTCGGTCATATAAATCTCGTTAGTTATTATAGATTGAATTTCAATCTTATGCATATTCATAAATGGTCGTTAAGTGATATAGAAAACATGATGCCATTTGAAAGAGAGATTTATGTGTCCCAATTGAGGCACTACATCCAGGAAGAAAATAGAAAGAGAACGGAAAGAAATGCCTAATTTACCAAGATTTGAAGGAAGACAAATTAAAAAAGAGGATCCTACCTTACAAAAAAAGGATCCGATTGACATTTCCCCAAAATATCAAGACAGTCTTCCAAAAATTGAGGAGCCAAAAAAAGAAAATAATAATTTTTCTGGTGATCTATTTGGAAAAATTAAAGAATTATTTCAAATTAATAAATTGCCGTCAAAAACTACAATTAATAATGTAACCTATAATACTAAAAATATTAAAAATGGTTCCAGCCCAACAAACACATCAAACAGCAAATCCTTAGTAGATAATTCCAACAGAATAACGGAACAAAATAAAAAAATTTCGATAATGAACACCTTTATGGGAAAAAATCCCACAGTGGTTAAAAACGATAAATTATTTAATTTTCCTTCTCCTAAAATCGAAAAGAACATAAACACAATCCAGAACAAAATAGATTCTGCCGAAAATTTATGGAAAAATGAATACAATACACCAAATTCAGTTGTGACTAATAAATCAGATATAAAAAATACCATTGTAGAGCCATCTGCAAATCTTTCAATAAAATATAATTCGACATTAAATAACGACCAATCAAATAAAGAAAAACAAACAGTAATACAAAATAACACTAACACAAATCCAGTTAATAATACTGAAATAAAAAGCACATCTAGTTCAGCTTTTCATAAAACCTCAATAGAAAGAAAACCGCATTTTTATGAAAGTAAAAAAGTAAAATATGTGTTTTCTCCCAAGCATGAAAAATCATTTGTCTCATTTGCTGAAGGTGGATCTATGATGGCGGCAGGTCCCAATAGTGTGGTTGTAAATCAACCAACTCCAATTGCCATGGCAGGTGATGCCAAAAATGGATCTGCAGAGATTGTATCTTCAACAAAAAACGGCGGAGTAGAAGTATCTCCGGTTTCTGGACCAAATAGTATCGATGCAGCTGCAAAGGCAACCCGACAATCACAAACTGAAAAAATAACCGAAAATAAAAACCAAGAAGCAAGAGAGCAAATGACTGGCGGAGAAGTGCAAATGGAAGGTGGAAATGGTGGTGGTGCAGTAGTAAACAACATTAGTACTAATATTACCAATAAACAAATGACCACCTTCGAAAAGGTGGCCATTGAGACGGCATTTCTGCCGAATTGGAGAAGAATTTTTGGCTAATTATTCATTAGCCAACTTTTCCAGATAAGACATGGCATCCATATCATCATCTGGTTCAGGTGAACTCTTCTTCTTTGTAGAAGGCTTAGGTGCCACGGGTTCATCCATGTCATCCTCTACAGTAGTGTCCTCGCTACTAGTATCACGAATGTTAGCTCCGAGAACATTGTGAACCTTCTTCTTGAGCTCATCATATGACTTGAAGTTCGACGGATCGGTGAACTCCTTCAGACGATAGAGCTTGTTCCAAAGTGCTTCCAGCTTCTTATCATCTCCATCGAAAAGACCAGAAGGAGAATCAAACTCAGACTTGTCGTAATTAGTGTATCCAGCCACATTACGAATCTTCATACGGAAGTTAGATCCACCCCAGAGATCAAAAGGATTCACTGGCTTCTCATCTTGGAAATCAGGCTTCATAGCCTCTTGAATCTTATCAAAGATCTTCTTACCATACTTGAACAGGAAGACCTTACCATCATTCTGTGGATTAGCAGGATCTGAAATCACCAGAATATTAGAGATGTAGGAGAGCTTACGCTTACGGTCGCGAGCGATGTTTTTGTCGCTCTCGATCCCGGAATTCCAAAGCTCGTTATTGATCTCACATACAGGACACTTTTGTTCAATAGCAGTAGGGCAATTCTCAATATACCAACCGCCCTTACCCTTGAATGCATGGGTGTAGGTCTTAGCCCATGGGATGTCCTCATTTTCCCCTGCAGGCAGGAAGCGAATAACTGCGTATCCACTACCGGTCTTGTCCAGCTCCGGTCTCCAGAATCGGTCATCCTTATAACTCTTCTTGGTGCCGATATCCTCCTCAAGCTTCTTTGCGAGTTGTTCAATACTGTTCTTTGACTTCTTCTTAAAATCGCTAAATGACATATGTTTTCCTTTCCCAAGGAACTACCTTGGCCTATTGGTTGTATTGTATCAGATTGTATCTTGTTGGTCAAGTCAAAACGGCAATTTTGACTTGTTTTTTGCCACTATATTTAGGTCCTGACCTTCGACCTTAAGTTTTTCTATTAGTGGCTTACTTAAAAACTTTGTTATCGCTTCTGGTTCTAGCTTATATTCTTCACATAAAGCTAATATTGCGTCTATGTAAGGAACTTTCCATTTTTCGACATAAAGTTCCACACTTCTTGAGAATTTATTCTTTAAGTCTATTATCATGACTCTATTATACCACATAAAACTGGAATATATAGGTATAAGGTCAAATATTCGGAGAAATTTTAATGGCTGTAGACGAAGATAATAACATACCAGTGGCGATTCTCGGTGGCGATGCAGTATTGGCTACAGATATTGTCCAAAATGCAGGTGTCACATCCCATGTCCAAATTATAAAAGCCGCATGGGGAGACGATAATTACTCATACAAAACAAACGAGAGCACACCAATGCCAGTTCGTTTGTATGGATCAAGTGGTGATAGAATAGCTGTTACTGGTGGTGTCTTTGGATATGGAACTTTTGTTGTTGGAAACTCATTCTCCCAACCAATATATGTTGCAAATGGAATCAGTGGACCTTTAGCTATAACAGGTGGTATACAAGGAATAACTAACGGTGTTCGAGTGGGTGTTACTGGATCTGTTTTTATTCTTGGTTCTGTAGGAATAACAGGATTGGTTTCTACGACCGGTGGAAGAGCATTAACATTTGGAACAGATAGTATAAGAGTTTATGGTGAAATTGGAACTACAAGAGCATGGACTTTAACTGCAGCGAATGATACCGTAAAAGTTTCACCTTTTCAGGGAGGATCCACCCACTCTACTTACATTGCCGGAAGTAATGGAACAGCAATTGGTTCTAGTGGAGATGCGTTAAAGGTATTTGTTTCCAATCTTGGATTAAGTTTGACTGCCAATATAGATCCTATAGTAGGAATAAAAAATGTTACCGGTGATATCCTGCGTGTAATGGGAAACACATGGACTTCTTTGACTAATCCAACTCCTGTTGTTGTTAGAGGAACAAAGGCATCTGAAAGTGCTAGTGCTGGAAATAATCCCGGTGATATGATTGTAAGTTTCTCCATACCACAACAAGTAACCGTTGTAGGTTCTGCTAGTGTAGATACTGATCGAAGATCAAATCTTTATGGTCTTTTTGTGGGTGCAACCGGATCTGGAAATACAGCGACTGTTGGTGTAAATGCAGCGAACATATCAACAGCTATCTCTGCAATTAATACTCGATTGAACTCAACAATACCTGCTAGAATTAGAAATGAAACATCAGAATCAAACTCGGTTAGAACATGGAGTATAACTTTGACTCCAACTACTCCTGTTGTTTCACTTGCAAATCCACAAAATCCAGCTTTAGTTCCAGTTCATGGGACTCATATAAAAAATCAAACACATATACTTGCAGCTCTAATAGGACAGGCTGGAACTCCCATCTCTATTGCAACTGGAAATCAACATCCTGGATATATTTTAGAACCAGGTGAAAGTATTTTTATTCCTATGTCTGTAAATACATTAACCGCTGCACCTGGTCCTAGTACTTCTGCAGCTGGTATATTGTCATCTGCTTTGGCGATTCTGTCGATATAAAATAAAAACATGTCTAACAGAAACTATAAAAATAAAAATTTTTCAAAAATAAAAACCCCTGTAACCATAACAACAAGGTCTGGTTTATTTTCTGGATTGAGTTTTAAAGTAACTAAGCAGAGCGACATTCAAAAATCAAATTATCTTGCATCTGTTCCCAATATTTCATTTTCATTTGACTATTCTAGCGTAATAATAGACTACGCACAATCCACCAATCAAAATGATAGAGATCTTATAAATGCTTTGTTTTTTGAATTGAATCCGGGAACTAATTTTACATTATCCCAAGCAACTCATTTAATAGAAGATCCGCAAAGTGAAGCCGATTTATCCGGAACATATTCATTTATTAGGCTTGTTAATTATGCAATAATAGCTCAACCTATAAGTGTTAATTCTATAAATCAAAGAATTACCATGTATTTGAATAAACATATGAAATCCATTCCTCAAATAGGATTGTCAACCGTTCCAAAAAATCCGATTGTTACCTATACATTAACTAATAGTTTGATTTCAGATAGAACGATTTCGCTTATAAATTTTGGAATCTATCCGAGAGATAGAATAAAAATTACAGGAACAAATAAAAATAATAAAATTTTTACTGTATTATCGGTGTTTAAAAATTCAGATGGTACAGAAACAATTGTTCTAGATGAAGAAGTTTCTGATGAAGTTTGTTTTGGAAATCCAATTTTATTGGAAGTATTACAACAAGGCGCATACGACCTTATTGATAAAAATACCTCAATAGAAACAGGTTCTTGTAATTTTACATTAGCTGATGGCACTGCACTGTGTTATCAAGATCAAACACAAAATCAATGTGATATTAGAGCTTCTGCCTATTCTGGTGTCACACCAAAATGGACAAAAAATGGAACCTGCTCTGATGGAACCGATAGAAAAATACAAGTGGAAGGCAAAAGGCGATCTGCATCGACCACTTATGTCTCTTCAATTATTTCACGAATTTCAAGACCTAGTATTAGCATAGCTACCACTGAAATACCAAATGTTGCTGCAGACTAAAAAGGCGAGACTCCCCGAAATGAGGAGTCTCGCACCCTGACGGTCCTAAGCGGCATAATTATTTATAAAAACGGAGTCCTTGTGGACTCCGGGTCGATTCAGATGCGGGATGACCATTCCCCACTGCTTCAAGCAGCCATTGCCAGTTGGTTGGCAATTAAATTTTGCAACATTTGTTTGCGGAACCCGTTGCCGGTCCCGGATATCTCCCCTTTGCCTACTCAACGCCAGTCGAAACCAATCGGTCCCGTCAAATGGAACCGGGGGGATTCGAACCCCCGTGCTGTTCGTTTTTCTTCTCCGGATCAACAATATCAACTTTATCTATGGTATAGTAATATGAACTGTCGTGTGAATTTATAATCCAACGATCACTCTGGTCTTCACAAATCCACGCCTTATCATCAACCAAATAATCTGGTTTTTCAGGAAATGGCTTTGTAACAAATGACATGCATTTCCATTTAATTCTATTGTTTGGCTGTAGTGTAAAATTCCCGTTATCCAACTTGAACATGTGCAAGCATTTATATTGCGAAGGTTCATCCGAATAAGAATTTCTAAACCAGTCGAAAGTCATCATGTACTTTCCCCAGTGTTCGGAACCATCTTTCAATACGATTTTAGATCTAGTATCTGTCAATGCGTCAAATTCAGTAACAGTTACTTTTTCATCAAAACAATCCCAAAGCTGCAAATAATCCAAAGGAAAAACTGAAGAATCTGTCTTGTGGCAAAGCATGTGGATGGGGACCCTGCTTCTCACAAGACCATAATCCGTCAATACATGAAATGTCAATGCCCTGCCAGAACAAGATTGAGCACCAAAAACCAAAACTTTATCAAACTCACCTATGTGAGTTTTGTGCTGATACATTTGTTCTTTTCGCAGATAACAATAAAAATGTGGTATGTTTATGTTTAGCATAATATAAAATACTCCCACGGGGACTCGAACCCCGAGTCACCGCCTTGAAAGGGCGGGGATTTAGCCGGTTAATCTATGGGAGCGTTTGCCGGGTTTCCCCGGCGTTGAATCACTTGCGATCAGCCTTGTTCACCTGAAGATTTGAAAGTTCGCGGTGAACCATGTCATCCAGGTCGTCTACGCGACGATTGTTCCAATCATTACGACGATCATCCACTTCTTCGTTGATCTTCAGATAGGCAAGGATAAGAGCACACACAAGACTTGCAAAAGCAAACTTGTGATATGCTTGTCCAGCAAGAATAAGGAATCCAGCAGCAGCTGCAAATGCATACGATGTAGTTCTATAACCAAGTCCAAACATAGTGTACCTCCATGGTAAAAGTTTAACTCTCATTCCAACCTTCGACACAGTATTTAGGAAAGCGGGCGAAGGGATTTGAACCCTCGACATATAGCTTGGAAGGCTATCACTCTACCAACTGAGTTACGCCCGCACATTCCCGACAGGACTCGAACCTGTAACCAACGGTTTAGAAAACCGTTGCTCTATCCGATTGAGCTACGGGAATAACAACTCTATTATACCAGATCCGTAGCTCTTGTCAATCTTGATAAAAAAACAGAGGGAGATTTCTCCCCCTCTGTTCTGTTTGGTGATTCATAATCACTTAGCTGCAGGTACGACATTTCCGACCATATCGGCAACAAAACGAACTCCGGCGACGAAGAACGGAAGAGTAGCGATAAGGAAGTACCAGTGACGCGGATTGCGCCAGCAGAATACGCACGGATTTGAAACAGGGCAAGTTTTTTCGTTAGCCATGTTTAGCTCCTTTCAGAAGTTGATAGTAATCCCGCCAGAAACAACGCAGTTGTTCTCAGGACGGAAGGATTGGAGGTCTTGCCACACTGGAAGATCTACTCCAAAGTCAACGGTAGCCGCAGCAGTTGGCTTCCAGACGAGGCTGGGTCCAACGAAGAGCTGCTGCTCACCCGGATCAACGGTGTAGTTCTGCTTGACGGTGACGGCACCAACGAGTGCATCGCCCCAAACAGGAACCGAGAGATCCGTACGCATAAAGATGATGTCTGCATCAGTTTGCCCACCGAGGTAGGGATTGAATGCAGGACCACCGACAAACTTGTACTCGAAGGTTTGAGTGAAGTCAAACTCTGACTTCGCAACCTCATCGAGACCGAAAACAAACCCGACAAACGGGTTCACATTTGCAGAACCGAGTTCACCACCAGCGGTGGGAATTTCAGCACCGGCGTTCACATCAAGCCAAGCGGCACCAAATTCAGTAGCCTCTTGAACGACGCGAACAGAAGCACCAAGACGAAGATCACCAAGACCAGTGGTGTTGGTAAGATTATCGTCTCCGTACACGGGGAGTTCAGCAAAAAGAACGAGCCCATCTGCCAAGCCATGAACTTCAAGTTCAGGCACGACAGCAAGGATCGACCCGCCGTTTCCCTTGAAGTTGTACAGTGATGCCTCCGCACCAAAGTCCAACTTCAGATCGCCCAGAGTGGACTTCGCTGCCGGGGCAGGATCACCCGCCAAAGCGACCGAAGTTGCCAATCCAGACAATACAGTTGCAAACTTCTTCATAAAATCTCCATTTCTCCCCCACACCATGTGGGGGTTAGTGTATAAGTATACCAAGTTAAAAGCACTCTGTCAACTATGTTTACTGAGTTTTTCCGTAATAGTCATTAACCAGTATTTTCAGATCGGTTATATCAATTACGCCATCGTTGTTTAAATCATATGTCACACCATATTGTTCAGTAACTAATTGATTTGCAAACATTTGAACATCGAGATCGTTAACTTCATCATCGTCATTAAAATCCCCTGGCAATGCTGTATCTCTATAATCATCAGTTGTTATGCCATGCCAATATTCAACACCTTGTAATGTTCTCCAATCAATAGTTGCTGCCTGTCCAGCACGACTAGTTGGTTTATTATACCATTTGTTCAAAATAGCAGCCTGCCATGGTCTAGATCCAATATAATCACCAGAAGTGCTGTAATTTGACCATTTGTATGGACTAGAATTTACTATTTTTTGAACATAGTCATGAGTCAACACAGAACCTTTATCCAAATCTGGATTTATTCCACTTAATTTTTCTCTTTCAATATAATTCATCCAACCGTATAATATAGTAACAGAAGGCTCGCAGATTTCTCCATAAACGGTATGTGGTGATAAGTTTGCATCTGCCATTGTTTTAAATCTAGTTGGACCGATCAGATAAAAAACTTCTCCTACATTTCTATCTGTGCATGTAATCATTTCAAATGTAGATGATTGATCTGGTTGTCCATGTTGCCAAGGTTTGTCTAAAATAAATCCATAACCAGTGGCATTTGTTTCATTATCTGGTATTGCTTGTCTGAAATTACCCCATGATTTTATAATTCTATAAAGTGTATCCCCTGCTCCAGGACCAGAAGTTACTTTAATATAAGTGTACCAAAATGTTGTTGATTTTCCATCATGTGTTGCAGCCCATCCAGTTTTTAAATCTTCAGGAACAGTATTCCATTGAATTTTTGCCATCGTCCCTTTAAAGGTAGAAATTCCGGCTCTGAATCTATCACCGGGCAATGCAAATTCTAAATTTGGATCTGTTTGTTGTAAATTTGCTCCGATACCCGAAAAAGTTCTTCTATGAGTTGATCCTAAAGTTCTATAATCAAGAACACTTCCCGGTCTATCTACAATTTTGTAGTAACAAATTGCTTCTAGTGATGTTCTAAGTGCAAGCCATCTTTTCTTCGCAGCAGTTCCTTCATCACCTGCTGCGTATGGATTTCCATAAAGATCGACCATTTTTTCATTTGAAGGAATTTCTGTTTCACTGTCTCCTTCATCACTTTCTATTTGTCCTCCGGAATTTAACAATAAACCATTTAATCTAACAGTATCTGCAATCATTGTGGTTTCTGGTTGACGCAGGGCAGTTTCATTTAAGAAATAACCAGCAATTACAGACCAAGGACGAGCAGAGCATGGTTTTTGTCCAGCTCCACTGGCGGTAGAAGCATATGATTTAATAGAACCATATGCATCAATTCCCCATTGAACTATAACTTTAAGATTTTGAAGTCTTTGACTTCCTGGAAGTGCTTGTGTCTCTGTTGAATATAATGTCATCAGACGACTCATCAGGGGATTTATATAATATGCTCCATATGCAGAAATAGTCCCATCTATACTTCCAGAATAAAGTGGTAATGCTTGAGAATAATTTGTTCCATTACCAAAGGGCATACCGTAACAAAAAGTCTTAAATGAAGGGTCATTTGAATAATTTGTAACTTTTTGTTTTGTAGTTGGATTTTGTACTAATTCACCAACTTCAGGAAGACGCTCTGTTATTGCAGAAACTGCAAAAATTGGTCTGTTTGCGGTCAGATTATCTGGCCAAACAACTGGAGGTCTAAAATAATTAGATCCTGAACTAACTCCATCTGGATGAGCATTTAAAACGAACAAAGTTCCGTATGATAAGCAACAAGATCTACTGGTGATTCTTTGATAAGCAAAACCCTGGGCTCGATTTACATTCCACGCAGAAGGTGAATTTATATTAAAGTTGGACCACTGAACAACTAAAACATCTCCAGTAGTAACACCTATTCCACCACTTTCTAGTTGAGATTTTGTTTCTAAAAATTTAGTTAAATTGAAAGAAGCGTATGAAGAATCTTCATTTGTGGGACGAGGTATTTTAACTTTTCTTTTAGTTACAGGATCTATTACTTGTCTGAAAGGAAGCCAACCTCGATCAAATGCACTAAAACTTCTTGAGTCAAATGCATAATTTTTATCTCTTTGTTGACCCGTTGAAGAAGTATCAATCATTCCTTGTGGATTTTTCATCAATCCATTAATATACAATTCTCCTTTGAATCCTACTTTTTTGTTGTATCCAAGCTCAATATCAGAAATAACTCTATTCGGTCCCTCTGTTCCGTGTTCAGTTATCATTTCTACATTGAGAAGTTTTAGACCGTTTGTGTTTATGATATATGGACTTCCATCCCAGAATGTTCCGCCCTGAACATCTTGATTAAAAGTCCATTTATAAGTTACTTTATTTGCTGCGTGGGTTATTTGTGTTGGCATTTTTTTTCCTTTTCTTTGAGAAAATTTTATCCCAATTTTCTGACCATTTTTTGTAGTCTACTTTTCTATATTTATCACCTTTACCGGCACTGTGTTTTCTGCTCATATTATTATTTTGGTTTTACTGGTTGATTTATTGGTGGTATAATTGGGGGTTGGACAGAGCCTATGAACACAGAATTTTCCATTTCATATTCTCCCCAATTTGCCATTAATATTCCCATGTCTTGTCCGTCTACAATACCATCATTATTTAAATCACACATATTGTTATCCATTGACCAACTTGACAATAAAGTGGTTTGATCTGCAGCATCCACTTTACCATCTTGATTAAAATCTCCAAGTTTTGCAGAAATCTTCACATATTCTAGTGGATATTGATTGCCTACTTCTTTTCTTAACATTTCAAGTAATACAGGCGGAATAATGTGTCCACCATATGCAAGCCCAACCAAAATAGTATCACCTGTCTTATCCAAAACAAATGTAGGTGAGCCACTGTCTCCAGAAAAAACATTAGGAGAATATGTTCCGGTTAGACCAAATGGTTGTACTCCCTCATTTAATCCTAATCCATCGTCTAGATAAGGTTTTAAAGACCAAGTTGTAGGATCTCCAGCAACTGTATTATTAGTTGTTCTGCTTTCCTTGAGTTTTGTTCTGTATATTCTGCATTGTCCATCTTGCATCCACATCTCAGTGTCTCTGGGAATATAACGAACATCTGCTATTCTTGAATATATTTTAATATCGTCTGCTGGAAATTCTTGTTCGAATTCAACAAGACGAACATCGTATGGACTAAAATGTTTTGATGATTTAACTTTTCTTGAATGTGTCTGTTCGCTTTTACCAAGCCATTTCAATTGATTCACTTGAGAGGGAATTGCTGCATAATAATGTTGACAAATCAATGCATGCTTTGGTGTTATTAACACTGCAGCAAAGTAACCGTTATTCCAATAATTTATATTTTCATGATCTGTCGGTACAAAAGTAGATCTATTATTGAATCTTTGATTTTTTGTAGCACAACCAGAAAAATCAACATTCTGTTTCGCGGCAGCACAATTTAAATTATATGCTATTGGCACTCCATCTGCTTTTGGGTTGAATGAAACAGAGGGGGAAAAAAGATGAAGATCGTGATATTCTCTATTGTAATTTTTCAGAACAGCCATAAAAACCTCCGCTATATTTAGAACCAAAGTTATAAATAATAGTATGTTAACATTTTTACAATTTTTAAATGAGGGTAATCAAAAATATTTATATGGTGTGAACCATACAGATTCTGATGCCCCAGGTGAAATTAAAAAACTTGCTATATTATTAGGTTATACTGTTCGTCATCCTGACAGAGGGGGTGGACATTTTCAAGTACACCACCCAGAAACCGGAGAACATGTTACTGCGGTTAGCATGGGAACTGGTGGAATAAAAAGATATAGAGATGCATTAAAACAAATTCACGACCATCAAATGAGTATAGATGGTTTTAGTGGATTTGATCATACTATGCATACAATCAAAAAAGAATTAAGACAAAGAGATGTTCGGGTAGATGATGCACAACAAAGAGAAGCACAAAATACAAGAAAACCAGATAAAGGAAAAGCATGGCTTGATCGTTGGCAAAAAGAAAATCCAGAATTAAACACCTGATTTTATCGTTTTACTACAATAATCGTACATAGCAACTGAACTCGCACATGCTACATTAAGGCTTCGTACAGAACCGTATTGTTTAATATAAAGAGTGACATCACAGATGTCAAGAATTTCCATAGGAACACCCACCTGTTCCTGCCCCATGACCATCACAACATGCTTATCGGTAGGCCAATCGAATTCATCGATAGGCTTCGAGTCGGGAACATTATCGATTCCGACCACGAATTTATCCGACAAGTACGCTCGCACATCGTCATACGAAGGTAGATGTCGGAATCGAGTGTAATGATGGGTTCCAACCGTGCCCCTGCGGTCAAACTGCTTGGACCCGTATAGTAATACTTCGGAAGCGAGGAAAGCGTTTGCATTGCGAATAACACTTGCAATATTAAAATCATTGTAAAGGTTACAACAAAGTACGCTAAAATTATGCCTGCGAGAATCAAGTTCAGCGAGAATAGCATCATGGTTCCAATAGTGATAATGATCAATTAGATTTCGAGTTTCCTTTGAATCGCTCATACCACACTCCATCTATAATCACAGGACCATCCATCGTTTGAACTTTATTCGTGGTGTATGTACTCTTGCGTTTCATGTACTTGCAGATGCTTTCCATCTCTTCAAGACATTCAAGTGCATCTGACTTCTTAGAATAAAGCAAAGTGCCAGTGCGAGCAGAGTTGTCCTGATATATCGTATCACTTAGGTAATTCTCGTTTCCTGCGTCGATTGCATAATACTTCTTCATAATAGGACGGATTGGATTCGAACCAACTGCCAAGCGATTATAAGTCGCTCTGGGCATCCAGCACCCCCCCGTCCCAACACTACTATTGTACCACAAGATGTATCGAAGTCAACTAGGGATCTAGGATTCGAACCTAGACAATTTGATCCAAAGTCAAAGGTGCTACCGTTACACCAATCCCTATTCTCCAGCGATTGTCACCTTTGTCTTCTTGGTTGAGCAATGACCCTTATCATCCATCATGAGATAATTCGACTTCTGTCGATCTTCATCATGACCAAGACGATAATTAATTTGCTCGATGTTTACAGACTTAAAGTGCTGTTGCATATCATCGCTAAGAATCATCTTGTCGATAAGAGCTTGTGCTTGTTCAACAGCATGCTCAGTATTGATTGCGGAGATAGGAATATCGATGAACAATCGAAACATATTAGTCCCTCAGAAAACGAAGAATCTCATCTTCGTGCAGAACAACTAGTGAACCATCAGAGAGGCGAACGCGATAATCTTTTTCGCCCGCTTTCGATTCAACGATTCCGCTTTCTCTACTTTCGACAATAATAACTCTAGAACCTTCTTCGATCATACTTCCTCCAATTTGAAAATACCTTCATCAGTAGTGTACCAAATAGTACGGAACAACACTTGACACCATGGCATGCACTTATCGCATGGACGGGACATTCTCAATTCACCAAAACGGTTGAACCGAACATTGATTAAGTCAAGCTTCGGTCGCTTCTTGAGAAGCCCCTTATCCACACGAAGAAGTGCATCCAATTCACTATGCATTTCATCGTAAGGATATCCGATCTGCTTATCCTTCGGATGAGTGGAGCCAAAGGAATTCGTGCCTACTCCAACGACTCTTTTCTTATGAAGGATAATCGAGACATGTTTCTTCTGTCGCTCGATATCCAAGCAGATCGGATATGCCATATCGATGTACTTTCGCACCTTATCAGAAGTCACTGTGGACTCCTAGATTCAGGGTGCTCCGGTAATTTTTAGTTGTGGTCCACCAACTGGTGTGGGAAGAACAAGACCACTGGAAGCTGAACTATATTGATTCTTGAGCTCAACATCCGGATCAAGAATAAACATAACATTATCGCTAGAGACCTGAACTCCATCATCGGTGTTGGCATAGGGAAGCCACTTAGCAAATCCCAACTTGCCCTGTCCCATTGGGACAAGAATCATAGGTTCCTTAATCATAACACCAGTAGGAGTATTCTGACACTTGCACAGAATCTCCTCTCCCGTAACCAAACGAACAAGCTTGATATCAGTCATAATAATGCTCCTTGCATTGACAACAATTATTCATCACACGATCCCAGAAGTTACACTTCGGGGGTTTTTCACATGGCCAACAGTTGCCATGTGACTCCGTACATTCTACCACAAGGCTAGGGTTCTGTAAAGCCCTGTTATTAGCATTCTGAATTTCTTCTTCATCGAGAAGAAGATCTAATGCTCTTCCGTCAACTACAACTTTTGAATAATATAGTTTCATAAGTTATACCTCCACGGAAATATTTATATCAAAAGACAAAGGTCGGTTTTACCCGACCCTTGTCCACCCTATTAAAATAAAATCAGCGGGAACGACGCTTATTGACCTTGGTACGAGTACCATCCGAATTGAAGCGATAGGTACGCTTGCCGGGATGAGTATCGACCATTGAATAAGTCGTAGAACCCTTGGTATTAACATTTGTAATAATTTCCCAATTACCGAATTCCTCGACCATGTTACGAATGTTGCTGATGGTCGCACGGAGATTCTGAACGCCATAACGCGAACGCGCTTGGGCGGCGGTGAGGCTTCCACCATTCGAGAGGAAGTTAATCACCTTACGAGTCTTGCTAATAGTCTGAGCCATATCATTATCCTTTTGACACCTCACGGGTAAGAAGCATGCAGTATGGTGTCGTATGACTGCTGCTTCGATGACTCTATTATAGCAGATGCTCAGTGAATGTCAACACCCTAGAATAAGAATCTTCTCAATATTTGCATTTTCTTCCGGGTGGGCAGGAAGCCTTGGAGCCGCCCTTACCAGCCCAGAGCTTCTTGCATGCCCAGTACTGGGCAGAGAGCTTGCTCTTTTTCTCTGAGCACTTGTGGCGAGCCTTGAATGACTTACGGGCGGCAGCACTGTAGTTGTGTCCGTATCCCTTTGCACCGAAATGTACGATCTTTTCCTTGCCACCTTCACATGCTTTGACCATCATCTTCTTACCAGCACTGGTGGATGGACGCGGTTTATTGCATGGCATGTCTTTCTTTGCTTCTGTTAAAGACTCAAACATTTTTCCATATTTGGAATTTCTGTATTGAAGATAATGTTTAACTGCTCCGATATAATCGCCAATGGTATTAATTTTACCTTGAATCCAAGGCTCGACATCATGCATTTTGCTCATCATTTTAAGAAGATCGCCTGCGTATTCTTGCGTTTTCATAAGTTCAGATAATGCCATATCGATAGCTTCTTTTCTTGTGTCTTTCATTTCATTTGCCTCTTTTATTGTTTTATACCCTCCCCCTCGCTTCTTGTATTCTTTTACCAACCAAGCATTTGCATATGCACTAGGATAAACTTTAAATTTGCTTTTGGCCAATGCTTTTACTCTGGCATATAATTTTGCATTTGTTGGTTTATTCTTTTCAAGAAGAACTTCTTCTTTTATATTGTGGTGAGAAGTCATAATAGGTTTTTTCCCTTTTCTTTTCTTTTTAGCCTCTGCAGATCTTTTTTGTCGCACCGCCGCCTTCTTTTCAGAATCGGACATCTCTCCGGTGGTTTCCGGGGTCTCTGTGCTCACTTTAACAGAAGGACGGCATTTGGGGTAGTTCTTCTTAGAAGACTTCTTACGCCCACAGGGTGGGTGTTTCCCGGATTTATCTTTCCGGGAAATAT